CTACGGCTTTCACAGTCGGTAAGCGTATAAGTAACAAAATGGTTAGTGATATTGATGGCTCTACATACCAGATCCTAACTGCTTTCCAATACTCCAATGTGGCAACCGTCGCTGGAGATTGCGGTGCTTTGATAACCTATCAGAATACTGCTATACAAACCGCTAAGATTTTTGCTATTCATACTGCAGGTGTGACAGCTAAAAATTTAAGCTTTGGTTCCATAATTACTCAAGAGGCTTTAAATGAAGCGCTTGCTGTGGAAGGATTCGATGAAGTTGAAACTCTCGAATTGCCTGTAGCACAGTGCGCCATTTTTAACAGTGGGCATATGATGGAAATCAAAAGAGTGGAGAGGAGTCCCCGGATCCCTTCGCAAACAAAATTAACTAAGTCTGAACTATATGGCAAGTGGAATGATCTTTTCACACCATGTGAAACGCCTGCTCCTATAGATCGCTTGTTTAAAGATGGTAATTTGAAGAAGATTTATGACAAATACCACGTGCATGTTATTCAAAATCATGACTTTACCCGAGAGAGAGAAGAAGAAATGAATTGGATGAAAAACGTCAGTGTAAATTACGTCGATCGACGTCTTTATACGTACAAAGAAGCCGTTACAGGCATTATGGCTACCAAATTTTATAGTTTGGACCGTAGTACCAGTTCTGGATATCCTTATAACTTGGATGTAAGAAGTTCAAAAAAGACCTATTTTTGGGGTAATTCTCAAGAATTTGATCTAACTAATCCAAGAGCACTCAAGATAGAAAAAGAGACAATGGACTATGTTGAGAATTGCAAGAAAGGTGTAAGATCTCCACAGATTTATAGTGATTTCCCAAAAGATCAACTTGAAAATGAGGAGAAAGTAGCCCAAGGTAAGATTAGACTTGTCTCAGGGTGTCCCACAGCATATTTAATAGCTTGTAGGATGTATTTCGGAGCATTTATGTTCTGGATAACTTCTAACAATGTCATAAATGGCTGTTGCGCAGGCACTGATCCCGTCAGCACTGACTGGGACATTCTTGCCAAACGTTTAATTGCATTTAATCGTAAAAATGCAGAAGCAGGTGATTATAAATGCTATGATGGTTCCCTTCCACCAGACTTGCTCTGGGCCGTCTTAGATTTTATAAATGCTTGGTATAACGATGAATTTGCTAGCATCAGAGCCGTTATGTGGTTAGAGATAGTGTTTTCACGTCATATCATAGATTTCATTGTATTCGAATGGTTAGGAAGTATGCCCTCTGGCAACCCTCTCACATTGATCATTAATACAATTGCAAATAAGATCGCTTTCCGTTGGTGTTGGAATCAAATGATCAGCACATCAACATTCAGCGATAACGTGTTTTTAGTCGTGCAAGGCGATGACAACTTGTTTTCTGTTACTGAGATATATGCAGATATATTCAACGTATACACGATAGCTCCTGTTATCGCAAACCTAGGCCTCACTTTGACCCCCGAAGACAAAGGAAGTCTAGAAGTTTTCAAACCCCGTCTCTTAACAGAGGTTGAGTTTATGAAAAGATCGTTCGTATTTAATCCAGACACCAATACTTATCTAGGACCTTTGCGGCTACAGAAAGTACTTGAGATGCCCTATTGGACAGCTAAGAACGATGATAATATTACAAAAGAAAAAACAAGAGTGGCCTTACAAGAGTTAGCTCTAAGAGGACGTGAAGCTTTCAATCTATACGGTAAACGTATGTTAATTGAATTTGAACAGGCATACCAACATCGCAATGGATGGTTTGAGAAAACCTCCTATACGCAGGTGCTTGGATTGCCTTTCCAAAAATAGGCGACACGTGGCTAGCAACCCAAACTGCTCTTGCTAATGAGGAAATACTCTCTTACTTCGTAAGAGGTAGAGTTTATACGGACCTCTTTATCTCGTACATGATATTCGTCTATACCCTTGTAACATATTTCATGACCCTTCGTCCCACATGGCTAATGACGTTAAAATTGTGCGCCGCAACATTCATGTTTGGTGAGATTCTACATCGCTTAATGATGATCTACGTTTTAGGACAAGATCATTTTAATGCGTATTCAGAACCTTATTATAATGTGTATGGTGTAATCGCAATGCCTCTTCCTTCGTCTCGTTTCGGTGAAGGTTATCCTTTAGCAATACCTATATATGATTCAGTCAGCCCGCTATTTATGCCTGATCTTTATGCATTTACTGCTACGAAACAACCCTCTCAACCTGCCTTAGAACCTGCAGTAGAGAAAATTACCTCTGGATTCTCTTTCCCTGGTGTTAAGCCGCTCCTTGGATCGTATTATTGGTTTTCAAAAGTCCACGACAGTAAAGAGGATAGTGCTCAGCCCTATAAGTCTGAGCAGGGCCCCCCGGAAGCCCAGATTGCCGGTACAACCGAATTTATTGCAGATGCAGAATGTGAAGAAACGTCCCCCGTACGTAATGTCAACATTCCCACTGCTTTTATAAACACCCAACCCTATGATAGTGCATTCTTGAATGATTGGTTTTCAAAGCCTATACGACTCGCTTCAGGCGATCTCACATTAGCTGATACCGCTTTGTCGATCCCTTCAATCGTTCATCCCAATGCTGTGCTATCAAATGAAATATATTCCTCCAAATGGAAAGGTTATGCCTATTGGAGAGGAGATATTAATTACAGTGTCACTATTAATGCAAATCCCTTTCAGCAGGGATTGTATAGGCTCGCATTCGTCTCTAATGGCGGAATGGACGATGCCATAGCGACCAACTGGTATAATGCGCATATTTTCTCAGTCACTCAGCGCAGTCAACTCCCACATGTTGAGTTAGATGTAAGTACAACCACATGTGCAGAATTGACAGTCCCATTTATATCAGCTTATAATAGTCTTCCCTTATCCTACCCGAGTATTTCCTCATTCGCATCTCTAGGTAGAATATATTTGTTCCCCATTACACCCATTACCACAGGAGTGGGCCAACCCGTCTCAGTTGGTTACACTATATGGGCTAGTATGTCCAATGTGCATTTAGAAGTCCCTGCCTTCCCTCAGTCGGCTATCCGTTCAGGAAAGAAGCCTTCTACAGAGAGTGAGCAAAAATCTAAAGGTATTGGACCTATTGAGAGTGGCTTACGCATAGCCTCAAAAGTTTCCAACATTCTCGGAGCAGTCCCCTTGCTGTCCGCGTTTGCTGGACCTGCTTCATGGGCCCTGGATATCGCAGGAAATGTAGCAGGAGCGTTCGGATGGGCGAAACCAGCCAATCTAGACGTAACTGGAAAAATGCAAAAAGACGTTATGTGGGGTATGCAACATGTAGATGCTTCAGATAACTCAAAAATTATGGCTCTTGTTTCAACAAATCAAGTTGAAGTTCTCCCAGGTTATGCTGGTACGGATATAGATGAATTGGCCCTCGATTCATTTTTAACTCGAGAAACTTACATAGACTACTTTGATTGGAATTTTGCACAAGCTACCAATACGAAACTGCTTGATTTAAATATAGGCCCTTACCTTAATAATACTTATACTCAAGATGGTTTTGTGAACATATGCAATACTCCGATGAGCTTTATGACCCGAAACTTTAAATATTGGAGAGGTGATATTATCATTAGATTCCATATTGTAAAGACCAATATGCATTCCGGCAGATTGGCTTTTGTCTATCAACCTAACAACCTTTATATCGCTCCAGTTGTTCCTACTTTGGATGAGAGTGTGTATAATTGGAGAGAGATTGTAGATATTCGTACGAACAATATTGTTGAATTCCGTATCCCATATCATTTCTTCAGAGCGTATCGCCCGAACTATGACCCAGAACACAATTTTTCAGGAGTACTAACTGTGTATGTAGTAGATGAACTTGTTGGACCCGCTTCAGTAAACACCAACTGTACCGTCAACTACTTTATTCGCGCAGCACCTGGATTTGAGTTCGCAGTTCCCCGCTCGAATACAGACCACCCCGTGTTCGGCCAATTCCCAATAGCCGCACCACAATCTAACATTTCCGGTACCCCAGGTAAGACCATGAAGTCAACCGTTATCGGAAATGCGACCCCTTTCAATGATCCAGACAACTTAGCAGCCCGCTACTGCATAGGTGAAAAGATCACTTCCCTAAGACAATTATTACGTAATACTAGAATGTTAAAAATGATCAATGGCACAGCCCCCGCTACTACCAGTGATTATATTGCTATTAATCCATTCCTGTATCACGCAGCTAGCAAAAACCCTACGTCAGGCGCAGACCAACCCTCATACGGAGCTGATCTGATGTCGCATCTTGGTACCATGTTTGCACTTTCCCGAGGTGGAGTACGAGTAAAATCGTTCCACGAAGGAGGAGGCCTCGTGACAGCCAGTTTGCGTATTTCAGATACCACAGGTCCCGTAGCAGAGAATAATTTGATGAGAATTCCTAAAGATCCCGGAGTTCACAACTCATTCTCTGATTTAACAGGTGTCATCGTAGCGGTATCCAGCGCTAGCGACCGCGGCGGTTCCGAGTTCACCGTTCCTGCATATTCTCCCACCCATAGTAGAAGTAATGCAGTTCTCGTAACCGCCCCGGCTATCCCGACTTACTATTCACAATCAGCCCCCCAACAAAAACTATATCTTGACTACCAGAATGTTGTTAGTTTGAAGTATGGAAGAGCTGGCGCAGACGATTTCGACATGGGATGTTTCATAAGCATCCCCCCTGTCGTGTTGTCGTTGTGAGTAACCACAAAAGTATCCTATAGATTTCAGGTTTTCTATAGGACTAACTGTTTCATGTCCTGAATTTCGTTTGCATGAAAACAGCATCAATAAAATGATGAAGTCATATTTAAGTCTATGACCCGGGTTTTAAGAAAACCGGTAGTAGTGTTATCACATGCCCCCTGATAGCCCTACTTTTTCTTATTGGCA